CATAAAGATGACGGTCATAGTTTATGATGAAATTCAAAAAATTCCGCTCCCCATTAAGAAGCTTGAAAAAATTTCACTATGAAATAACATTATAGTTATAGCATCTTAATGCGGGAGATTAGATCTCATGTTTTACACAATTAGCCGTCGTAATTGTAACCTTTATTAAAAGGATTCAGGTGTATCATAATAATACACGGATGGTACATTCAAGAAAAATTGGAGAGAAAAATCTGTACCAATAGAATGATATAGACTTACTTCTGTATATTTCCCGAGATTATTTTGGGTATCAGTTTGAGTTTGTACCGTAACTCTAGCCGTTTCTGTTTTGGAATCATCAAATGCAGCACCCAATGTTACATAATCTTTGCATGTAGTTCTAAATCTATATCGACTATACATAGGATATAATACTGATAAACCACACTGTGTGATTTGATTAGTAATACTCTGACCAGATGCTCCTGATAATTGATCTTCGCCATTTTTAGCATTCCTACTTAAATTCCAACCTGCAACATCAGACACTCCATTTGTCGTGGCATAATTACCCCTATCAGGAATAGATGCATTGTCACGTATGGCCCGTATTTGTCCTATAGTTTTAATTCCATTTACATTATAATGCCATATATGGGAACCACGATATGATACAAAACAAGGAACTATCCAGTGGTAGGGGATAGTTTTTGTGAAATTGTATGGTTTATTAGTAATGGGAGCAATAGCATTAACTGCATTATTAATACCTTCAAGATCAAAACCTCTATATAATGGTTGCAAAGCATGCTTGAAGGTCCAATTGCTTATATAATTTGCGGAACCATCCTGGTCTCCAGCTTGTTGACGAGAGAAACATGTTCTACGCAATAATTGTCGTAGTGAATGAATATGTTCACCATGAAAAACCAGATTTTCTCCAGTCTCATCACCTGATTGTAATCGCCACAAAGTATAATTCTTTGGAATCTCTACAGGATTTGCATACTCGAAATCGTCTCCAGCTCTCACAAATACAACAATTTCCACATCAGAGGGTGTTACAGGCGCTGTAAGAACACTAAGTACTCGCACTGTTAGTCTACCATTACACACATTTACATCATAAGCACCAAAACCACTAGTTCCATAATTTAATTCTATATTGCTCGGATCAATGACTGTGAAAGTCCTTTGATAATGACTAGCTTGATGATATGGAATTACCATCTCTACATCATCTGTTTCCGATATATCTACGACTTTACTCATAACGACGTTAACACCAGCTGATGTGGCTCCAATATTACCCTTAGGATCCCATTGAAATAATAGCCGACCTGAATGATACTTGGTTTTAAGAATCTTAAATCTGAAAATTATAGATCCTCTCCAATACCCAAACATTTTAGCCAAATGGGACATAGGTGTTCGCTGTATAGCTTGTCTTGAACCTGATGTACGCTTGGCCAAAATTTCAGGTGTAACATACTGAGTGAATAATAACGCATCAGACACGCTCGAAGTAGGCCAATTGAAAATAGTTTCATACGATTCCCGTGCAACAAAGTGTTTAATCATCAATTCATCACACCCATCTAAACCTGCAACTCTATTATCGATGGTTAATTCATTTTTTGGATCCACTGTCAATTTTTCAATTGGTTGAGAAATTTCAGTTGAAGCAAAGGAATGGAAAGTTAATGATTTCATAGGTTTCACATCCTCAATGACTGGTACATTAGTATAACCTAATAAAGAGGCAATACTACCTACACCACTAGCTATCATACCTGTGGCCCTAGCAAAAGGTCCTATATACGGAGTACTTGAAAGAGCATACGCCACTTTAGCAACTGCAGATGCAGGTTTAGATATTGGTCCTTTTCTATCAGCATACTCATCACCAGCTTGCAGCGCAGGAAGAATTGTCGCTCCACTCAGTTTAACATTCTCCAACCACGCAAACACTGTAATAGAGACTCCAGTACCAACTACCCCATTCGCATTCTTTAAAGTCATTGGTGTAAAAACTTCTAATTGACCCATAGCAATTGTTTCATTTAAATTTGTTATTTCCAACCAGTCCTTATGGTAAAAGAATGGTAAAACCATCTCTCCACCTTCACAATTCTGAGGAAAAAATTTTATGTGTGGTCTTTGTGATAAAGCCATAAAATATCCATCTGATGTGTTGGTAAATTCTGGACCTATTGTTGAAGGGGTAAAATCAACTAGAGGTCTATAGCTCATAAATCCCATACCATAATAAAATGGTGATGCATTTATTACTAGTTTGATATGTAAATTAGCTTGCAAATAAGCGTAATTCTGTAATTTATTTCTAACAGATAGAGTATTTAAATATGCACTCCAAGGATTAATAACAGCATTTAATGTTGTACCCTCTGACCAAGTAAGTCTATCTATAATAAGTGGTCTTTTTAACCAATCTTCTAAACCTACCTCTGGTGTGTAATCCTTCCAATACGTCGAATCTGGGTATCCCATGTTAGTATAAGAATTTCCACTATCTAAATCTGTGAAAGTTGTAATTTTCTCTTGCACAGTTTGAGTATTATTAGTTTCAGCTGAACCATGAACTTCAGTAGTATTTTCAACACCTGATTGTAACATCATTAATGATAAATCACTATAAGGAAAAACCCGCTCATTTATAAGTCGTTCTTCAGCTATATTCCTAAGTGTTCTAATAATTAATTGGCGCTCTTGCCAATTCAAAATTGATAGAATATCTAATATAATATCCTCTATGTTTTGTTGTCCATATTTATTTCTAAGTTTGTTGCGCAAACAAGGAGGACAACAATCTCCCAATTCACAACAGTTTAATATATTTAAGTTACCGATTAGTTTATTTAAAGCTCATTATGTTATTAATCATTTAATAATGAGTCTATTTTTCTATTGGCTATCTACCTAACCTATGTAAATACATATTTTGAGGAACGCTCTGGTAAATATGGTTTAAAATTATATGTCCACTCTTATTATTTATATAAAAATAGAAAGTGTAAATAATACAGTATATACAATATAAAGTCCTTATTGTGTTTTTCCGATTTTAACAATCAGTGGGTCTATAAGGAAGACCCAAACTTTTTCTTCCAGATATTTTATATCTATCACATAAACAATTATATGTCTGGAAGGTGGATGGATGTGTATAGAAAAGCAAGAAATGTTTTTCCAATATTGGCATTATTTTATTCTCCATTTCATGAAATTTTTCTTCTCCATAGAAGAAATATTCTTGCATGGCACTAGCACACACCGCGACCATTTGTTCTTGTTCAGAAATAGATCGCGATTTCACCCAAACAGATAACATTTTATGTATCGAGGATTCATCTAGAGGACCAACAATCTTACCCAATCTTTCATTATATCTAAAAGATCTTTTTAAAAAAGACACCTCGGATATATCTATAAAGGGTATACTTTCTGCCTCTTTATCAGCCATGGTATACTTAATATTAAATTTAGCAAATTCAGCCTGTATAGTTGTATGATTGAATCCGTCTAGATCATCCGACACATTTGCTACATTATCATCACCATAAGTGATTAATGTAACATATTTTCTAAAATCAGATACTGGCTTATTAGTAATACTTTTAAACATATATCTGAAATATAAACTATTAACTAACGAATTTATAATAACTGTTAAAGGATGTCCTGAGGGATTTGTACCATAAAATTGTACCAAATCACCATTAAAATTCATAAAACAAAATGCTGTATCACATGCTATAGTACGTAACATCATGATATCTTCATCATCATAATTGTTACTTCGTTTAGCTATTGCTATCAAAATATCGAAAGCACCTTGTATAAATTCAGCACACATACTTTTATCAAATTTGGCAAAATCACCCGCTATCATACGCGTAGGGTTTTTACCAGTTATGTGCCTACACAACCAATCCCACTCTTGAGATTGGGCTGTCATACCACAAGCACATTCAAATAATAATGGATTACGTTGAATCAATCTAACCATGGATAAAGTGTATTTTCTATTTACAACACTCCAAGCAGCAGGTGCTCCGGCGAATGCGCGGGTTTTCCCCATCTCAGCTTTGAGTTCAGAAACTGCTTCATCTTTCAAATTACCTCGAAAACAAGGATTAGCACGGTATCCTTTCCGTCCATTATCTTCTATATCCTCAATCTGTTTTTTAATCTCATCTGTAAAATCTATGGGATTATTTAATCCATGCTGAGGCTCTAATTCTATTATAAAATGTCTCTTACTTTTATTGTAAGGATGACCTATAGATGTGTGTCTATTGATACTATCAACATATGCAACTCCCGCTGCTCCATTTATGGATGTGAATGTATCGTAAACCATAACTTCACGTTCTAATTCTTCTTGTGGAACCACACTCAAGATATCTTGAATATATGCGTCCACACACTCTTGTATTACTACGGGATCAAAATTATTAGCAGGTTTAACCATTTCTTTAGCAGCCAAATGCCACGGTCGCCATGATTTGAGATCAGGTTTTGTGGCACTACTATGTATACCTATAGCCTTAAAATCTTCATGCAACATTGTAGGTTGCACACAAGATTTTCCAGAAGCTTTAGGTAGCGTTAAAGATCCATAAACTTGTGCTGATCCTTCCTCTAAATATCTAAAAGCCGATTTGGCAGATAAATCTGTTAGCCCGACTTGAACACTGTCAGATCCTATATTGAAAGAGGATTCCTGCACTTGTGGTTTAAATCTAGAGATTATACCTTGTAAATAAGTCTGGTCGACAGCAATAGCTGCTACAACGGTTAAATCTTGATGTCCCAAATAATGTATACCTAAGATAACTGGACCAAATCCCGTTCTCCCAACAAGTAGTGAACCACAGAAACCTGATTCTGTTCCTGTGCCCACAATTCCTTCCCAACTATCAATATTTCTACCCAGCTGGTCAACATAAATATTCTTTGATCTTATGCGATGGACTTCTTTAAAATCTACATTACCATTATCGTATCTAGATATATAATATCCTTCAATTTTCAAACCAGTATTGACTTTAGAAAATAAA